TCAGCACCACCTGAACCAGCAGTTTTAATTTTTACAATATTAATTGCACCATCAACAGCGTTTGATGAAACATCTGAATTTGTAGCAACTGCCATAAAATCTGTAGATAAAAAGTTTGCTTGTTGTGAAGCAGTCAAAGTGTACATGTATTTCCATCTATAACCATCAGCAGTTGAAATAATAGTTGAAGGTGGAGTAGTTGTTGGTTCTACTGTTGAAGCTGCGTTATTATTATTATCTAAACATTTGTAAACATTTCTTTCTGTAGTTAATACATAAAATGCTGAGTCATGTAAAGTTGACGCACCACCATTAGCTGCAATAGCAGTTGTATTACCAGTTTGATAGTCGCCGTAATCATGTCTGTAAATATCGTATGTTGTTCCTGTAGTCCAGTTTCTTCTTGGTACTGCAAAAGTAATATCTGTTTGAGTAATTTTTTTAGCCGCCAATAAATCGTCATAAGGGAATGATTGTGCATTAACATTATCTGCTGGTGTAATTGGAGCAGCGTCTGTTCCCTCGTTGTTTGTTCTTCCATCTGCTCTTGTAGATGTAGCAAAAGGTTGAGGTCTTCCGATACCTAGGTAAAATGTATTACCTGAAGCTTCAGAAAAAGCCTCTGAAAACTGTTCACTATTATGAATTCTAAATCTGTCTGTTATTATTGCTGGCATATTATTTTAACTCTTCCTTAACTATATTTATACAAGTTATCATTATGGTTTTGTCGGCCATGTTACATTCTCAACTTTTTCTACCGTATCAAGACCATTTGTCAAATCTCTTAAATTTGTTCTATAAGTCGTCATATCAGAGGACATTGTTACATCTGAATTACCTAGATAATCCGTTTCTGCAAGTTTACCGTTTCTGATATCTCTTAATTCTTGTAACGCTCTATCTAAAGCTGCATTATTCCATGCTGTTTCTTCAGCGTTTAGAGTTGCCTCTTCAGCGTCTGTCATCTGTCTTGTAACACCGTTTATTGTAATATTTCTAGGCATTATAATACTCCGTATAATCTAACTTGTGCTTTTTGTATATCTCCAGCAGCAAATTTAAGTCTAAAATAGTTAATAGTTTGAGCGTTATCATCTCTAGCAACACCAAAGTGGTTTCTTATATTATCAGCATTACCTGATACATCATTACAAGTTGTATGAGTAACTAAAGTATGACTATCACTTTTCATAGGATTAAAAACCGTAATTAATCCTGCACCAATATTTGGCAAGTTATCTTGTGAACCAGAAAAAATCCTAACTGCTTGGTCGTCTTTACTTGCAATATCAAAAACATTTCCACCTGAAGAATTATCATCTTGTCTTTCTCTATGAGACATCTGGTCTATTGATGTTGAAAAGTTACTGCCGTTATCTGGTGATAATTGAAAATGACCATCTGTTGCTGTACCATTTGCTGACGACATATATTCAATATAAACCTCATATATTCCATAAGTCGCTGTAATAAGAGTATTATCAAAATTAAGAGTAGCAGTATCAGAGGTAATTGTTGTTGTATTTAACAATACTCTACCTGAACCTAGCGTTAAGTTATTTGCGATTCTTCTTGTTATTGCTCCCATATTCCTATCCTAGATACCTTACTACTATTTCTGCTCCGTTAGCCGGCGCCGTTGCGAAAGTTAATGTTGTTCCTGAAATTGTATAATCATCTGTTGGTACTAAACAAATACCATTTACAAAAACTAAAACATCATCTACTATTCTATCTGCTAATATTGTTATTGTTGTATCTGAACCATCACCTGTATTTGATTTGTCAGTAGTGATGAATAATCTTGTTTGTTGACCAGTTTGAAAATCAACCATGTGACCCATTTTAGGATGAGCAGTACATTGATAAAATAAAGGAGTTGGTGTACTATCATCAAATTCAATTTGAGTATATGCACCTGCACTACCAGCTGTTCCTACAACTGTAACACCTGTTGACATCTCTCTATTTTTTGCTACATCATGGTAAAATTTTAATGGGTGACCACCGTTTGATACATCTGATTGGTCAAATCTGTAAGTACCTCTTGATAGAGTTAATTGAGGAGATTGGTCGCCATCAATAACATAACCATTTGATGAACCCTCTCCAAACCAATAGTGTTCATTTGTTTTAGCAGCTACCGTAACGGTAATAATTTGATTTTGCGTATTATAATCTGGTGAACGGTGAGAAATATATTTTGCGTCTCTAACAGGAGTATTACTCATTTCTAAATCAGTACCAGCAGTATGTCCTGAGTCAGTTATTGTAATTGTTTTTGTTGCACCTGTTCCTGAAGCAGTTACACTAGAACCAACAAAGTTTAGTGTTGTAGCTGCTGTTGATAATGCTGAGCCTTCTTCTTGTACTGTTAAAGAAGAACCGGCAGTACCTGGATTAAATCTACCTTGTGCTGAACTCCATATTAATGCTTGACCGTCTGCAACACTTGTTATATTAACATTTGATAAATCACCTACTGAAGCATTTTCATTTATAAGTTTTGTCCAACCACCTGCGTCTGCAACATAAGCTTGATTGCCTGTTGTGTCATATGCAAACATACCTTCGTAAGTTGTTTCACTTGGAAACGCACCTGTACCGGCAAAGTTAAATCTAATTTTTGAACCTGAAGATGTATTATCAAATACACCTGTAACATTAGCAGATGGAATATTTGTAATTGTGTTATCTGCACCACTAATAGTTTTATTTGTAAGTGTTTGTGTATCACTTGAACCTACAACTGCACCTGTTGGTATTGCTTTTGCTGAAGCAGAACCATCTAAATTTCCTGAACCATTTGACAATACAAAACTTGAAGCTGCAATACCTGAAATAGTATTATTATCAGCACTTAATGTTTTATTTGTAAGTGTTTGAGAAGCCGCTGTGTCAACTAAAGTTGCGTCTGAAATTGCTGTGTTAATTTCAGCAAATGTAGCTGAAAGTGTATTATTGTTACTTAAATTAATTGTTTTGTTTGTTAAAGTAGCCGCACCTGTAGCAGTCAATAGAGATGAAGCGTCAGCAGAAATGGTTAATGTGTTACCTGATAACACACTAGTGATAGCACTACCACCTAAAATTTTTAATGTTTCACCATTGGCAGAAATTGTTGCTACCGTAGATGAATCATCAGCAATTTTAATAGTACCATCAAGTGTTGTACCATTACCTAATGCTGTATAAATTTCGTTAAAATTGAGGTTTATCTTATTAGCACCGTCTCGGAGATTATCACCTGTTCCGTCGTTTGCGTTAGTACCTCTACTTATTACTTGTTTTGTCATTTGCCTCTATCTCTTTGTACTATTTATAAACATTTTATGATGTTGTTTTATCAAATTTAGTTGTGTTACTATCAAATCTAGTTAATGTGTTACTGAATAAATCAGCGTTTGTTCCTATTTCACAAGGAAACGCATAATTCATCTTAATTTTCTTACCTATTTCGTTAGAAGTAAATAAAAATATAGGTGTTTGTTGTCCATCAAGAGCTGTTTTAGTACCTTGTATTTTGATATTACTTAAATTTTGAAATGAGTTTGCATTAGAACCAATAGCTGTTTGACCAAAAGCACTATTAACATATCTATTTAATGAACTAAATCTAGGTCCACCGTATGCATAACCACTTCTAATATCATGTACAACTCCTGCACCGTCAGTAAAAATATTCCTTGGTCTACTTAAATAATCTATTGATATTTTTTCTCTAGTTACTGTCAAATCTCTAGTATTAGCGGCAAATGGGTCTTCGTAATCCGTACTTACATCAACATTACCACCTACATTTGCTTTAGGTCTTAAAGATGTTCCGTCTGAAATTGTTCCTAATCTTCTACCAAAAACAGTTGTGAAAATTGTATTAACAATAGATAATAATGGACTATCAATAACTCCTGAAGTAACACCTTGAACAGGACCTTTTGCTGTTACTATTATTCTTGATTCAATATCTACTTGACCTGTAAAATAAAAACCTGCTGTGTGCATAGTCTTTTTAAATGCGTCACGCCATCTGGCGATAGATTGACCTACTTTAATTACATAAGAATAATCTTGATAGTATAAACTATCTTGTACTCTCATTGTTGTTTCTGATAATTTACCTTTTTCACTAATAAACACACCATCTGTATCTGATACAGACACAACATTTACTGTAGCTGTTGAAATATCTAATTTTGCAAGTTTAGATGTTCCACCTGAATTAGATGTAATAGTTTCATTTAATTGAAAAGTACCTGTTACATTTTTAATTCTTAATAGACCTTTATCATTATCAAACTCTGCAATTACACCTGTAGCATTACTTGTGCCACCTGTAACTGTACCATTTTGAATATAAGAACCAACAATACCTGTTATAATCATGTTATTAAAGAAACCTAAAACAGGAGGCGTTGGTGCTGTTTCGTAACTTCTACCTAATTCAGCAGTTTTTAATTTTACAATTTTTCCTATTTCATCACCATATGCTTTTACAATTGCACTAGAACCTGTAGATGATGTAACTGATACTGTAGGTAATGATGTATATTGTCCACCACCATTTGTTAAAAATATTTCTTCTATAGTTTGTAAGTCTGTAAATTTTTCTTGAACAATAGCATTACCTGAATATGCGTCACCTTGAGTTGTACCGCCTTCTAAAACTAATCTGTCTTCCGTTCCGTTAGCCGGATCCCTACTGCCTGCTTGGTCTGCAATACC